TCGATCGCCTGCAGCTCTAGGATTCGTTCGATCCCTTTCGGAGACCGGGGATCAATGCCTTCGGACTGTACTTGCTGCTGGAAGGCGGTGAGCTTTGGAGTGAGCTTTGATGCCACGTTGAGGCCCAATGCTGCTGCCTCCTTCTCTTCTCGGACTGCAGCGTTTGCCAGTTCAAGGCGCATTTTCGCGAGTTCAGCAGCACGGGACTCCTCCCTAGCCTGGGCCTGTTGGTAGGAGCCTACGGCGGTCCCCAGTGATTCGCCGAAAGAACCGGTTCTCGTGGGTGCCAAGAATCCTTGAGCAAGCGCCAGCATCGTCGGATCAACGCGCCCCTTGCGATTCTCGAGCGCGGCCTTCATCGCCTCGCGTGCCGCCGTAACCTCTTCCATCGCGGCTTTGTAGGCCTCGGTCTCCGAGCCCATCGCTTGCCTTCCGAGCGCGGATAAAGACACGCTCCCGAGTTTATTCGGGTCGAGCTTTAGCATTTGCGCCAGGAGTGGGCTATAGCCGTCCGCGCTTGAATCGTCAGCAGAAGTAGTCATCTTTTACCCCGGTGTTCCGTCTTCACCAATCGCCGCCGCGCCCGTCGATCCGTCCGGTGCCGTATATTGTGACCAATCGACCCCGCCAAGCAGACCACCGGAAGTATTGCCGGAAGAGTCAGTGGTGCCGAACAGTGACTTGAAAGCGTCCGTGATTCCCTGGACCGCTGACGTGCCACCGGCACCCGCCGCGAAAAGCGACCCGAGTCCGGCGATTTGGGACAGGGGCGAGGAGGCGTACGCACCCGGCATTGGACCCTTGAAGTCTTCGGTGACCGTGGTCGGGACCTTAAGATTTGCGAAGATGTTTCCTGCGCCGGTAGCGGTAGCAATCGGAGCCAGTATTTCCGCCTGTCTTTGTGCTTGACTCTTCGCTCCGAGGTCGAATTGCCCGGTGATTGATTTGATCGCGGCATCGAGGTCTGCTTGCCCGAGACCCTTGGTGGTCTCCGCTGCAGAGCGGTACAGTCCGGCTTGGGTTCCCGCTACATCCATAGCCTTGTTATAAGCGTCCGCCAACGCTCGAGTCTGTGCACCGGTGAGGTTCGCCTGAACGTCCGCACCCATTTGCCCCAACGCCCCGAGCATCCGTTGCGATCCAGTCCCGCCCGTACCACCGAAGAACGATTTTAGCGCTGGCATCAGGTTCCGCTGCATGTTCTGCTGCGAGAGCCGCTCCATTTCATCCACAACACCCGGAACGCGCGTACCCGCTTCGGTAGTGAATCCCTGCGTGAAGGGGTTCATGTATTGAGCGATTAGTTCTGGGGTGATCCCTTGTCCGGCCTTCTCAGCAAGGTCCGCAGCATCGGAGAAATAATCTTCGTAACCTTTGAGTTCGGTTTCACCCCGAGCCAACGCCGTAGTCTGCAGCGGATCAAACCCGGCGACTAGCTCCGCGCCGGTTTTAGGAGTAAAGGTACCGTCCGCCGCTGTCGTGCCAAGTGCCCCCATCCCGGCCTTGGCAAGATTCTCCAGGTACGTGTTGTACCAAGCGGGACCTGCGGTAGCTGTGGTCTTTTTGGTCGTTACATCGGGTAACGGGGATCCTTGAGTAAGGCTCATTTGTTCGCTTCCTTAAAGTACGCGAGTGGATTCTTGGCGGGTGGTGGAATCTTCTTCAAGGACCCCGACCGCTTGTGCTTCCTGATCGCTTCTCGCATGGCATCCAATCTCCGTGCCCCTTCTTTGTTCGACCCATCACCCAACGCCGCTACGATCTCTGCATCGAACACGTACTCGCCGTCCGCGAGCCTCGCCGGGATTAAGTCGTCCTGCCCACCGCCCGCGCCCTGCACATAGTGCGAACCTTTGTGCGGTGTACCACCGGCTGCGGCTTGCAGTGCCGAAGGCATTATTATACCACCTTGTGCGTACTTTTGGACAGATCCCCCGTTCAGGTACGGTTCGAGTACGCTCTCGATCGATGGCTCTTTGCCGTATGCGTAATAGTCCATGTCTTCCTTCTTGGGTACTTGAGGTTCAACGCCTGACGCGCGACGAAGCGCGGAGACCGCCGCAGTGTCCTGCTGCTCTTGGGAGGGGAAAAGAAAAGGAAACATCGCCGCGATCGAGGGCAGGTCGGTCCGGAATCTACCACCCAACCACGCCTCTTCGGGCATCTCGGTCTTGGATGTCGCTTGTGGACCTTGTCCGAGTAGCATTCCTCCACCGGAGGGCGCTTTCGCCGCAGGTTTCTTTGTAGTAGGCTTCTTCTCGGTAGTCTTGGCTACCGGTTCAGGTTCGGTAACTACGAGCTTTTCCTTTTCCTCCGGAGTCAGTTCCGCGACGGTCTTCGTCTCCGTCGACACTACCTCACCAGTCGTTGGATTAGTCACTGTGATCACGACTTCGGATTCAGGTCTTTCGGGCATACGACACACAGTTTCGGTGCTGAGCCCGGTGGTTGAGTCCATAGTAACATTAGTTGTTACCTGCGAAGATCCGTCAACCGTGGTAGTGGACGTGCCAGTCGTGGTCGTCGTAGTTTGACTCGTCGTCCCCAATGTCGGATCGGTGGTAACAGTCGTCGTCGCCCCGGTGTTGTTGTTTGTAGTCACCTGGGTCGTGACGTTTGTGTTTGTATCCGTCGAGGTCTTGGTGGTCGTATTGTTGTTCGTGTCCGTAGTCGTATCGGTCGTCACCCCAGATTTGGTATCAGTACCAGTTACTACCCCGGATTTGGTATCAGTACCAGTTACTACCCCAGACTTAGTATCAATACCGGTCCCCGCCGTAACTGCGGGTCCGGTCGCGGTGGTCACCGAGGTGCCGCCACCCTTCACTACACCTGAAAGTTCACCAAGTGTGAGGTTAGAGCCGTCGGCTTTCGTACCCACCACGGTGCTGGTATCCACACCCACCCCGTTCCCGGTGATTGCGGCTCCGAGCGCGTCGCCGAGGGTGATCGTACCGCCCGAATCGGTGTTACCTACTACGGTAGAAAGGTTATTAACATTCAGGCCTTGAGTAGCCATCGTGTCTGCTGCGTTGTTCACGGCGAAGTTAGACACTAGCGTGTTCGCGGTCTTCACCGCCGCGTCATCGCCCATGATACCAGAGAGGTCCTTCGCGATCGATTGCCCCGCAGCATTAAGATCCGTAGCGGAAGTGAGCGATTGCACGATAGTCGACGCTTTGTCGCTCCCGTACAGGCTTTGCAAGTTATTCACCGCGTTGCTCACACCCTGGGAATCCACTGCGGCCTCGCGCAATTCGGTAGCGTCCTGGACCCCGGAGACCGGTGACGTCGTAGCTGTCGTGCTTTTCCCTACTGCAGCACCTGCTACCGCTTGAGTGATTGCCTTGTTCACATCGATATCGCGGCCGAGAGCCACATCTACCGCTGCTGAGGCGAAGCCCTCTTGTCCGCCCTCGGTGACTCCCTCAGCACCGACTCTTCCGACGCCTTTAGAGATCACATTGTCGAGCTTACCGAGCGCGAGATCGCCGAGCTTACCAATCGTTAACTGCACTGCCGCTTCAGTAGCCCCAGCGGCGAACCCCGCTTTGCGAGCATCGGAAAGTGCGTCGTTATGATTTTTACCGGCTCTTACCGCATCGTCGTACGCATCAATGGCTGCGCCACCTGCGGTGTCTTTGGTGTCAATAAGTCCGCTGGCCACGAGCACACCACGCGCCGTGCCACCACCAAGGAAAAGTGCGGGTAGTTCTTGGCGAAGTTCAACCGCCGTTTGTCTCCCGAGTCCGCTCGTTCCATCGATGATTCGACCGGCGATCACTCCGAGCTTTTCGAGGCCTTGCGCTTGGTCTACCAGCTGCAGGGTGTCGTTCCAGTTCTTCGTGTCCTGCGGACCCGTACCGATCGACTGACCCATCTTGATGAGTTCGTTCCCGCCTTTGATGAAAGCGTCGGCTACAGGCTTTTGATCGAGCATGAGCGCGGTACCGCCGATCACATTCTTCTGCAGTTCCCCTGCGGCTTCGAGTGCGGTGCTCACCGACTGAGTAATCGGGGAATTTGGGTTATTCTGCAGGTAAGCGTTCGCGGCGTCACTGCTGAGCTTCATCTGGTTCGAGAGTGCATTCGACAGATTCTGGAAGAACCCAGTGGATTCTACAGGCTTCGCGCTTTGTGCAGCAGCAAGTGCATTTGCGGTGTTGAGAAGCGCGGCTTCCTGCTCGGCGGTCTTACCCGAGGCCACACCCCGACCACTACCCTCAACTGGGGTAAGACCCAGTTTCGGATCTTCTTGGAAGGTCGCAGTGCTGTAAAGCTTTCCTTGGTAATTAAAGGTGGAGTTAGGACCGAATGCTTCTCTCGCTGCAGCGTAGGCAGCGCTGAAATTCGGAGCGTTTGAGATCTTCTCGCTCACCGCCTGAGAAGCACCCGCTCCTGCGAACTCACCGGCTCCTGCCTTGATTTCGCCCGTACCCACGGCTTCCCCCGCACCCATTCGCACCGCTTCTTGCGCATTCGCGATTTGGGTAGCGAGCGCTTGCCCTGCGGTAGCATCCACGAGATCTGGATCGTAGCTGGTGTCGCGCGAAGTTGTAACTGCCGCTGGCGCTACCGCACCGGTGGTTACTGCCTTTGAGGCTTCGAATGCGGTCTGGTCGTCTGCTCCTGCGGCTTTAGCGGCGGCGAAGGCCGAAGCTCCTAAATCCTGCTTGGCGTCAAGACTTTCTTGTCCGGCAGTCGAGAGCGCAGCGACCTGGGAATTCGCGGTCGCTTTATCGATGGTGCGAGTGAGATCTCCAGCTGCCATCACTGCTGCGTTAAAGTTACCGCTCTCCACCGCTTTTATTACCTTAAGTGCGGTCGCGGCGGTTTGTATGTCGGTACTGCCGGTGAGCTTCGAAGCCGAATCCAGTGCTCCTACCAAATCTCCGGACTGAATCTTGGTAATCGTACTCGCGGCGTTCAACGTGTCGCCTAGTGTGATGTTACCGCCTAGGCTCGTTCCTGCCAGTTCCGCCCCCATTGTGGTTCCGGCCAGGGTGGAGAGTGCACCCATGACATTGCCCTTCTGCGCGGCATCTGCAGCTCGAAGCACAGCAGAGGCATCCGCGAATCCACCGGCCCCCAATAGGCTTGCCCCAGCACCAAGCACGTTGCCTTGGCTGGCTGCAATCACTCCATTTAGCACCTGAGCGAAGGGCGCGGTGGCAGGGATGAAAGAAAGAATCGTTAATGCGGGTCCGACTTTATCGAGATCGCTAGTGCTGACTCCAGAGGTGGTTATCCTTGGACCACCCTCACCCAGCATGAGATTGTACATTGTCCCACCGGGTCCGGTGTAGGTAGAACCAAATGTACTGCTGAATTCTTTGCCGGTCGGGTCGATCAGACCTTGCCTTTGCGTAGTGTAATCACCTTGTTCAGTGACCTCGGTGTCTTCGAATGTATGGGCTTTCAACCCACCCAATTGCTCAACGTTCGTGATCCCGGAGTCGATCAATTGTCTCGCCATATCAATCACGACTTGCTCGGCAGAAGAAGGAGCACGCCCCAATACCGCTGCCGTTTGGTCGAAATCGAATCCTATTGACTGGCCCTGAGTGCCATAAACTCCACCTTTAGACTGTTTTAGATCAATTAATGGGGCTAGTGCACTTGCGAGGCTTAGTACTTGCTTTGTGTCGTAGGTGTTCCCCCGGTAATCGGTCATCTTCGTCGGATCACCGACTGAGATCGGAATTCCGGAGTCCTCTTGGTAGGAGTCCTGTTCAGTATAACCATTCGAGCGCTGTAACGCTCCACCCCCAGAGGTTGTAGTCCCGCTGGCTAAGGATCCCAAGGGTCCGACGCCCGGAACACCCCCGGCGGGAGCGCCCATGTTATCGTCAATCGTAGGAAAGTAGTCACTAAAGCTTCTGCCGGTAGCGCGTAAAATGTCTTCATCACGCACTAAAAATTCGGCCATCGCAGCCTTAGTCGCCTCCTCGGTGGGATTGTTGGCGAAGAAGTTACGAATATTTTCGTTCATCGCCTCAAGGCCCATACCACCGGGTTCAATCGCGTAGTCGTAGGCGTATTTGGTCATTATTTCACCGATGTGCTAACAACGTTCACTAACTCAGAAGCCCAATCTTTCCAGTCGTCGAAAACGTAAGGGCTGGGTACCGCATCTTTGACGAATACATCGATCCCGGCGAATCCTGCGGCCCAAGATTTCCAATCGTCTTCGCTCCCTGGAATCTCGAGCTGCTGTGCACCGTAAGCCTCGACCATGAGCGCCGCCCAAGAGTCCCAGGTGTGGTAGCGGGGGTCGTAAACGAGCGCCATCAGGAGTAACCTCGGACATCGCCAAGGTCTGCACTCAGCAGCAGCTTTCCGAGTTGATAGTTACCACCGGCGACGTTCGACACGAACTGCAGCCGAAGCTCTCGACGTTGCTCACGTAGGTCGATTTTGGTGGTAGAGGAATCGAAGATGTACGGTCCCGTGGTGTCGTCTGACCCCTGCGCATAAGATCGACCCTTGACGTACATTTGCATTTCGCCGGAGAGAATAAAATCAGGTTCTACGCGCTCCAGGTGCAACCAATTATTCTGGCCGGTCGGTGCGGGTTCCGAAGGTCCGCCAGATACCCATCCAAGGTCGTTTGTTTCGAAGTAGGATTCGATCGCCAGCACTGTGGTTCCATCCACTGCATCGGTCCCGTATTCGTGCTGCCACAGGGTAATATAGTTCCCGGCCGTAGCCACCGTAAGCACGAGTCCCGCCCCCGCAGGGATCGCAGCGGTGAGGGCATCTCCTACCGTGTAACCCTGACCTGGAGTGTAAATAACAGCGGAGGTGATTACGCCACCAGCGACGATAATGTTGGCGGTCGCGCCCGTTCCCGTGCCGCCCGTCAGCGCTTGATTATTGTAGGTGCCATTCGTGTATCCAGCACCAGGGTTCGTGATCGTCAGGCTCTCGATGCCGTTCGCCGAGGTAATATCGTCCCCAGCCTCGATAGGCCTCGCGAACACCTGCGAAAAATACCCAGCGGATCGCCGCGCCCCGACTGCGGTACCCACATCATACCAGCAATTTTCGCGAATGTTGTAGATTACTGCATCGTTGCACTCGGTGGCCGAGGATCCATTTGGAAAGAACCACCAAACTTCGCCGAACCGTGGTACCTTGGTCACCCATACCTTCTCGCGATAGGTGTAGTTTAAGTTATCGAAGAAGTAATTCTGGTTGAACGGGTTCGGGATCTCCTTCACCACGCCGTTGTACAATAAAAACCGGTCGACGCCACACCAGTAGTAGATACCGTCGTATTCGATGACACACTGCGAAGACATGATCGAGGACTGGGTCGAAATGATATCATAGCGCCAGTATTGGGTAACGGTGGTAGCTCCTGCAGTGATCGAGGTCGGAGCATAGCTAACACGAACCAAAGAGTCCAGCGACCAAAAAAGTCCGGAGGGTGAGTTCGAACCACCTCGAACCGGAAGTCCCTGCACGATTTTGCCGGTAGCGACGTTCACTTCGTTCGCGTCGGCGGTGACCCAATCCTGGAAGTTCCCGCTCGAGCAATTGCGAATAAGACCATTGTTTCCGTAAACAAAGACGTAGGGGTGCAGAACCACCACGCCACCCGAGACACTAACATTATTGTCGAATGTCAGCGTTGCGGATCCAGTGGTGAGCGCATTAGTCGAAAACGTGATGGTTGTACCGACCACACTCACTACCGTAGTACCCGCCGCGAAATTAGTTGTAGGTCCCACGGTTTGACCCGCACCTATCAGTGGGTTCGCTGCAGCAAGAGTACCTGTATTCAGACCGGTGGTGAGACTTACCGAGTCCGTAAATGTACCAATTTTCCCGAGAGTAGAACCGGTAATGTCGCCTGCGAGCACTGGAGTATTGGCTGAACTGTTCAAGTCCGCCAGATTCTGACCTGGGTGCGCGAGCAAATAAGTGAGACCGGACCCGAGTGTGTCCGTGAAGGAGTCGAATTGCCAGAGATTATTCACGCTCGCCGTAAAATCGCTGAGTGTCATGTCGGACACCCCGGAACCCACGCCATTGTTATCGACTGGAGTCTTCTGCAACCCACCCGAATACCCGGTAAATACGTTATTCAGCACCCCCTGTGGGTTTACGAACATTCCACGCACCGGGCCACGGATTGCACTGGTGATTTTTGAATATCCGCCGATCTTCCTCGGTCTACCGCGCTGGAACCTTACCCAACGACCGTCCGTGTAGTAGAGCTTGTCGAAGAGCGTCCCATCTCGTTGGATGCCGGGTTTGGTATCGAGTGCGAAGACTTTAAGGGTCATTAAAATGCACCCCCAGCTAGGCCTTCAGAAGTCAAAAGGAATTTATTTACTCCGGTGACCGCGATCGCGAGTTGGCCCGCCGCCGGTCTCCAAATCCCGGTACCGGTCTCAGAAGCGAAAGAAAGCGAGGGCGCGACTACCGTTCCATCTACTAATGTAACAGTGGCAGATGTCACTGAAGCTGAACTCGCGGTGTAGAAATTTGTGCCGTCGCAGATCACCGTGGCTCTGGTACCTTGGGCCACCGTCGTGGTCGCACCGAGTCCAGTGCTTAGAGTGAGAGTGAAAGACCCGGACGTTTGGTTGTTTACCACGTAGAGATTCACGACCGGCGGGTAGACCACCGTGGCGTTGCTTGTTAGTGCGCCGGTGAAGGTCTGGATATTATTCGAAGCTTCGCTCGAGTTCAGGGTGGTAGTACCGCCCGGGGCTACCGATTTTACTAACGCCGTAAATGCAAAGTTCGCGTTGACTCCATAACCCACTGTAATGTAGGCAGTTCCAGTGCATACGATAAAGGCGGACTCACCAGGATTAAAAACCTTGGCCGATGCCCCATCAATAAGTTCGACACCAGTGGTAGATATCGTGAAAGCTCCGGTACCGTTGTTCTTTACCAACACGAACCAATTATCGCCCAATGCGGCCGCAGCCGGTAATGTGTAACTTCCGGCACCACCGGACCATAGCCGCGTTTGCGCACGATCGGCGGTGGTGAATGTGCTGCCTGAGGACGCAGCCAGGACTGGGTGGCTTTGGTTCAATGTGGTGGTGATCGCTAGGAGTCCCTTTCCGGCGAGTGCTGCTGCATCCGCCCCCGAGGAACCTATACCAAAAGCAATCACGCCCCAGGTGCCTGCAGCGGTCGAGTTGGTCGTGACGTAGACGTATTGCGCTTCTCCTGCGGCGATCGTAACAATCGTATTCCCAGCGTTGTCCGCTACAGTAAAAGAACTCGCTCCCAGGTTACGAATAAGCGAGTCCGTGCCGACCGATGTGGCATTCGCGGCAGGCATCCGCAGCGTAAGCCCCGAAGTCGTCGGTAGCACCTCCATGATCCTGGAAGCGTAAGTCCCGGTGTTACTATTGGCCAGTGGCCACTCGAGCGTCGTGTTCGCGGAAAGAGTAAATGACCGGTAGCTTACATCGGTAGGCTGAACAATATCGCCGGTAAAGGGGGAGACGTAAGTAGGCATATCATGTGTCCACGGCTACGGCTTGACGATCGGCGATGCGGAGTTTATCTTCGGTCTTAAGCTCGGCTACATATTTGTCGTACATCGACTGCCAAGTAGGGATTCGGGGATCATTCTTCAGGAACGGCATCGCTTGCAAAAGCGAACCGTAAAGCATAGCCTGCGGTGCATACTCGGTGAACCAGTTCGTTTGGTTCGTTGAATCCAACGGCACCGGGCGCTCGTAATACAGCACTTCGAAAGAATAGGCTGCAGCCGGTGTGGGTCCGAGGAACCAATGCGTGTAATCGTAATCCGCGTAGTAAAGCGGCACTCCGGTCTCGGTCGGGTCCGGCCAGTAATTACGAATGTATTCGTAGCGGCGCTCAAGCACCGGTCGGCGTTCTCCGGCGACGGTAATATTGATCGAGACCGTCTTGCGCCAGCGAGCGGGTTTAGCCACCACCGGATCGCTAGCGGTGAGAGTCGAGGTGTCGACCGTTAAATTACCAAGAAATTTAATCTCTGCTGCCAGGATCTGCTCGGCAAGCATAATGAACGTAGGGATCTTGTCGATCGTTGCCGTATCGGTGCGCTCCAGATAGGATTGAACGTCTGCAGCAAGGCTCGTGTAAGTCATCGTTACTGCCATGATTTCATCCTATTAGTGCACACTCGGCTTGCCTACGGATCACCAGACCTCGCAACACTTTACCACCCCCTCGAGTCCAAAGCATGAGCTGCTCTTTCGCGCCTTCCCAGTCCTGAGCGTTAATCTTGCGCTTGAGTGTCGATGTTTGCAATCGTCCGACACCCAAATTGTAACAGAAATCGACTATAGCGTTCAATTTACCCCAGTCGCGATCTTTTACGGCTACGGCAAGAAGTACCGGACACTGCCTGACCGCTCCAGGTGCGTAGGTGTGCAAGAGTTCGTGCATCAGTAACTGCTCGGCGTATTCGCGGGTGACTGGAGGGTCGTCCTTGGTAACGCGATCGCCGCTCTGGTAATAAGTGGACCCGTATCCAATGGTCCACACACCTGCAGGGCAGAGATAAGGCTTAGCGGAAAATCCCTCAAATCTGCGACATAATTCGGCTGCGAGATCGAGCTTCACGCGAGACCTCGAGCCTTCAGAGTGCGGTCAAGGAACCAATAATTGAACGTACCGGCTACCAATGCAGCGAAGTCGGGTGACATGATCATCTTGAACACTTCCTGTACTGGCAGGCCCTCACGTGAGGCGATGATCGCGAACCAAATGTGCGAGGCGGACCAAATTGCAAGAATCCAGTAGGTGACCACAGGTCTAACTGAGGCGGATAACGAAGCCACCCAGCCACCGGCAGCTTTAGCCATCTCGGTTTGTGAGTTTATTGCGGCTTCGAATGCGGAGATGACACCGGTATCGATGGCTTTATCGCGCTCAGCGCCAATCTCGGCAAGCTTCATCTCGCCGCGAATCTGCTCGAGTTCGCACTGGCGGTTAAACATTGAGAGTTCGTGCTGGCGCTCGTTTTTACGGTCCAAGAACTTCAGGACTTCCGGAGCCAGTCGGAACAGACCTCCAAAGATCGTACCGAAAAGACCACCACCAATAATGTCCAGCATCACCGCTTCCCCATCTTCTCGCGCTCTTCAAGCAGGCGGACCTTAACTTGAAGCTCATTAATATGCTGCATTAACTGCTCTTTCTGAATGGCCCGTTTCTCAGCGGAGATTGGGCTATCGGTCGGGACGCCCTCCTTGGTAATGAGGGCAGGCATAGCGCCTTCGATCTTCGTTAAGCGTGTTGAAAAGTCCGCGACTTGCCCAAGCAACCACGCCAACGAAGCCACGATGACCGGGATGACTGCCTTGAGGACGTCGCTCCAGTTCATATACCAAGTAAACGCTTAACGAACGTTGCGGCGACACCCGGTCCAAACAGAACAGCGAGGATGGTGGCGTAAAGTAGCCACTCGATATGTTTCATCCGAGCCTTGCCGTTATCGAGTGACTCTTCGATATTTTTGTAGCGTTGCTCGCAGATCGCTTCGTGCACCGATAAGCGCTTGTCCAGGTCGTCGCTCATATTAAGCTACCTCTTGCTCCCGTGGAACCTCATGCAAACCCGTAATCGGCGGCTTTGCGGCTTCTTTCATGCCGTCAATCAGTTGGTACACTTCTTGGTACGGACGGGTGCCCAGGTAGCCAATGATCTGATTGGCAAGGTCGATGGGTAGGTTAAGGGTCATAAAGCCTCCTAGATAATCGTTTCACCAGCGGTAAAGCTGCTTAATACAATCCCTGCTGTAGCAGCGTCAAGCGTGATGGTTTGCAGGGGTTCAGCAGTGGGGTCAATGATAGGTGCTTCGGACTTTACCCACTGTTCGCTGGATTGGGACCAGTTCCACACAAAGCCTTCTTCGTCAGCAGGCCTTACGGGACGCACCACCCATCCCGGCGGGAACCACCAAACGACTTCCTGACCGTCTGCTGCTGTCGGTGGCTCAGGCACTTCAATCCAGCCCTCAGTGCCGTCCGTTTGTGGCTTGGGTATTGATCCGTTTTTGGAGTAAAGCATCATTGATCCTGCCATTGAGATGTTTGTGGCGTGAAGGTGCTGGTGTATCGGGCAATGCCTTTAGTGATGCGGAGGTCGTCGATGTAGCCATTTAATGGGGCGGCGTTATCAAAGCCGGACGCAATAGAAATCCTTCCGGGGCAAGTCATTGTTGTTGAGTAGGTAGCTGTTGCAGACTGAACAC